CCAGCAGCGCAACGGCAAGCCCAGCCAGGGCATCATGGTTCCCAGCGATGTGCTGCGCGGCCAGCGTGACCTGGTGGTCGGCACCAGCACCGCCGGCGGCAACCTGGTCAGCACCGATCTGCGCACTGGCGATTTCATCGACCTGCTGCGCAACCGCCTGGCGCTGGCCAACGTGGGCGCCACCGTGCTCAACGGCCTGCAGGGCAATGTGCCCATCCCCCGCCAGACCAGCGCGGCCTCCGCGTTCTGGGTTGGTGAAGGCGGCAACCCCACCGAATCGCAGCAGGCTTTCGATCAGGTCTCGATGACCCCCAAGACCATTGGGGCCTTCGTGGATTACAGCCGCAAGTTGCTGCTTCAGGGTTCGATCGACGTTGAATCGATGATCCGCATGGATCTGGCCAAGGTGCTGAGCCTTGAAATCGATCGCGTCGGCATCTACGGCACCGGCTCCACCAACCAGCCGCTGGGTCTGACCAACACCACCGGCCTGGGCAGCCAGACCATCACCGGCACCGGCACCTTTGCCGAGTACGTGTCGATGGAAACGAAGGTGGCAGTGGCCAACGCTGATGTGGCCTCGATGTACTACATCATCAACGCCACATCACGCGGCGCACTGAAGACCACGGAGAAGAGCGCAGGCGGCACCGTGGGCAACTTTGCCCTGATGGATGACAAACTCAACGGCTACCCCGTGGTGGTGACCAACCAGCTGGGCACCAACGATTGCCTGTTCGGTGACTTCAACCAGATGATCCTCGGCCTCTGGTCCGGGCTTGATCTGAAAGTTGATGACATCACCGGCGCCACTGCTGGCACCGTTCGCGTCATCGCTCTGCAGGATCTTGACTTTGCCGTCAAGCAGCCCGGCGCCTTCGTGTTCGGGACCTGATCATGAGGATTGAGATTGTCAGCGCTGTGATGATCTCTGGGGAGCCCTTCTCGGAGGGCTCCATCCTTGAGGTATCGCAAGCAGACGGCTATCTGCTGATCGGCTCCAACAAGGCAGTGCCTGCTGTGGAGCCTGAAGTTCAACCTGAAGCTCCTAAGCGGAGCCGCAAATCCGTTTCCACCCCTGAGGCTGAATCATGACCATCTTGCGCCAGGCGCTGGATAAGCTCCAGCTCACCAACCTTCACGCCACTGCTGCCCGTACTGCCACCGGCAGCGCCACTGGCGTTGACCTGCAGGCCCGCGATGGCGACCTGTACCTGGTCCTCGACTCTGCAGCTGGCACTGGCACCACGCCGACGCTGGCCGTGACGGTTGAGAGCAGCGACACGTTGGGCGGCACCTACACCGCCATCAGCGGTGCAGCCTTCACTACTGTCACCACCACTGCTTCGCAGCAGTCGCTGGTGATCAGCAAGGACGAGAGTCGCCGTTTCGTGCGCGTTACCTACACCATCACCGGCACCACCCCCAGCTTCACCTTCTCGGTGAACGCTGTCGGCGTGAACAAGTACGGCTGATGGCTTTTACAGAGGATCCCACTCTGTACCTTGCCGACTTCGGCGTCAGCTGCTCAGCTGGCGCCGTTTCCGGTGTTGGCATCCTGGATCAGGACAGTGAGATGGCACTCGGCGGCGATGTGGTGTTCATCCCCTACATGCTGACTGCTGAGGCATCCAAGTTCGGTGGCCTTGAGTATGGCGACGCGATCACGGTGGATGGCGTTGGCTACATCGTGGAGCAGAAGCCGATGCTGACCGACGACGGCACATTCTGCCGTGTGCCGCTGGCGATCACGACAACGCCAGCATCAGTGAATGATTCAGACAACAGCACAGCCTTCCAGATTGTGATGGAGTAATGGCCAAGCAACTGCTTTCCAGCTACAGCTTCACGCCCGGCGCCGCCAATGCCGGCACCGTGGTGGTGCCTGGCAGTTACACGCTGGAGCAGTTCCTGCTGATCACGAACGTGACCAGCGGCACGATCCTGTATCAGTTCAACGTGCCATCGAAGGGTGCGGTGCTGACCACCGGCGGTGGCAACACGACGCTGACGCTTGAGTTCAGCACGCAGTCGATGAGCGCTGCGGACCGGCTGCAGGTGTTCATTGATGACCTGACCTCATCCGGCGGTGGTGGCGGCGGCGGCGGTGGTGGTGGTGGCGGCCTGACGAATGCAGAGCTGCGCGCATCACCCGTTCCGGTGAGCGTGAGCGGTGTTGCCACGGCCGCAAATCAGACGACCGGCAACAGCAGCCTGAGCAGCATCGATGGCAAGGTGCCGGCCCTGGTGAGCGGCCGCCTGCCGGTGGATGGCAGTGGCGTCACGCAGCCGGTGAGCGGTACGTTCTGGCAGGCGACGCAGCCGGTGTCAGGCCCGCTGACTGATGTCCAGCTGCGCGCCACGGCGGTGCCGGTAAGCGGCACGTTCTGGCAGGCAACTCAGCCGATCAGCGGCAGCGTGTCGATCACAGGCACTGCTGCAGTCTCCGGTCCGCTGACTGACACCGAGCTGCGAGCCACTGCAGTGCCAGTCAGTGGCACCTTCTGGCAGGCCACGCAGCCGGTGAGCGGCACGGTGACCGCCAATGCCGGCACCAACCTGAACACCTCGGCGCTGGCATTGGAGACCGGCGGCAACCTGGCCACGCTGACCGGCCGCGTGCCTGCGCAGGGCCAGGCGCTGATGGCGGCCTCGCTGCCGGTGGCGATTGCATCGAACCAGACGGCCATCCCAACAGTGGAAGCGGCCACGGTGATCACCGGCGCAGCGGCTCAGACCGCGACGGTGAACAACATCCTCTCGGCTGCATCGGGGGCAGCAGCAACTGATACTTCAAACTTCAGAACAGCCACTGTGCAGGTGGTTTCGACCGGCACTGGCGGCACGTTCATCTTCGAGCAGTCAAATGACAATGTGAATTTCGTTGCGCTGCCGGTGTTCAACGCGTCGCTGGTGACGGGTGTTCCAATCACTGCAACAATCACGGCCACAGCGTCGCAGATCATCTACACCTTCCCAGTGCGGGGGCAGTTCACCCGGCTGCGAATTGCCAGCACGATCACGGGTGGCTCAATCCAGGCATTCACCCGGCTGAGCAACGATCCATGGACAGCAGCAGCGCAGCTGGTGGCCAGCAACACGGCAGCCAACCTGGCCGCCACTGTGAGCGGCACGGTCACCAGCAACATCGGCACCGGCACCGTTGCAGCCGTCACCTCTGCCAACTTGGCGCTGCCGGGCATCATTGCGGATGTGGCCTCAGCCGCGTTGACAACAACCACGACCACGGCGGCATTCACACCGACGTTTGGCACGGGTTACAGCGTCAGCATCCCGGTCACTGCAGTCAGCGGCACCACGCCAACGCTGGATGTAAGCGTCGAGGAAAGCGACGATTCAGGCACTAACTGGTTCAAGGTCTACGATTTTCCGCGCATCACAGCGGCCGGCATGTACCGCTCACCGTTGATCAGGATGGTGGGCAACCGGGTGCGTTATGTGCAGACCGTGGGCGGCACTACGCCATCGTTCACCAGGGCGATCAACCGACTGCAAAGCAGCAGCGACAACGAAGCGGTGCGCCAGCTGATCGACCGCTCAATCGTGCTCACCACGCTCAACTCCACGACGCCAAGCCTGGACACCAGGGACGCCGGCAACCGCGCCCAGCTGGTGGTCAACGTCGGCGCAATCACCACCACGGCACCAGCGCTGCAGATGGAGGGCAGCGACGACAACGGCGCCAGCTGGTACGCGATCGGCACCCCGCTCACCGCTGTGGCCAGCTCCACGGTGCAGCTGACGGTGGTGGACATCAACGCTGCGCTGATGCGCGTGCGTGTCTCGACCGCCGGCTCAGGCGTCACCGCTGGCTACGTGATGATCAAGGCACACGACTGATGAGCAGCAAACGAGAGCAGATCCTGGCGCGCGTTGAAACGCTGCTGATCAACACCAGCGGTGTCGATGGTCGCGTGTTCCGCAGCAGGCAGCAGGCCTTCAGCCGAGACGAGGCGCCAGCCATCGTGATCGAGCCTGGCCGGGACAACCCCAGCGTGGTGAACACCTGCAAGCTGGAATGGTCGCTGGATGTGCTGGTGGCCATCTATGCACGCGGCGTGGTGCCACATCAGGAGGCTGACCCGATCGTTGTGGCCATGCACAACGAGCTGATGGGTGATCGCTCCTTAGGCGGCCTGGTGATTGACATGGTGCCGACTGGCGTTGATCCGCAATTTGATCGCGCTGATTTCTCCACCCTCTGGCTGGTCTGCACCTACCAGGTGAGATACCGCACCAGCATCAGTGACCTGGAAGCCTGAGGCAATCCATAGCCTGAGCGTGGCGATTCGCGCCTGTACGTGAGCACCCCTAAACCGCTCCCTCCGTTTCCATCTGCCGGCGGCACTTATGTGCTGAACGACAAAGGAACCGAATGGCTGCTGGAGCAGCAAACCGCTGCACCGTCCCCTGAAATCCTGAACCCACAGACCGATGGCACTGACGCGCAATCGCCTGCTGCTGGCGAAATCTGAGTCCAGCTATGGCGTGGTGCCGTCACCGGCGCCAGCCGGTACTGATGCGGTGCTGATCAGCAACCTCGAGGTGTCGCCGCTTCAGCTGGAGCTGAAAGACCGCGAGCTGGTGCAGGGCTACCTGGGCAATTCGGCGCAGGTGGTTGGGCAGACCAGCGTTGGCGTGAGCTTCAGCGTAGAGCTGGCGGGCAGCGGCACTGCAGGCACTGCACCGCGATGGAGCCCGCTGATGAAAGCGTGCGGATTCAATGAGGTGATAGTCGCCAGCACCAGCGTGACCTACACGCCGGTGAGCAGCAGCTTCAGCAGCGTGGCGCTGGACTTCAGGAACGACGGCATGAAGCACTTGATCCTGGGTGTGCGCGGCAATGTGGCGGTGGAGATGAGTGCCGACGAAATCCCAAAGCTAAATTTTACTTTCGTCGGGATCTACGGCGCACCGACCACCACGGCCAACCCAACCGCGACCTTCAGCAACCAGGCGGCACCGGTGGCAGTGAATGCCGACAACACCACCAGCGTGAGCGTGCATAGCTACTCCGCGTGCATGAATGCGTTCAGCCTTGACATGGGGAACAACACGGTGTTCCGCCAGCTGGCCGGCTGCAACAAGCAGGTGCTGATCACAGATCGCGCACCGAGCGGCTCGATCACGGTGGAGCTGCCGGACCTGTCGGCCAAGGATTACTACGCCATCGCCGCTGCGCAGACTGCTGGCGCAATCAGCTTCCAGCATGGTCAAACCACTGGCAATCGCGCAACGCTGACCATGAGCAACTGCGCGTTTGATTCGCCCAGCTTTGAGGATGGAGATGGAGTCCAGCACATTGTGCTGCCGTATCGTCCACTGCCCACAAGCAGCGGCAACGATGAAGTTTCCCTTGCGCTGACCTGATGGGCTTCATCCTCGAGCAGACGCCAACCTTCTCCTGGCCGATCACGATTCGGGAGCAGGTAGACAACGGCCGCTACCGCACGCATACGTTTGAGGCAGTCTTCAAGCGGCTGCCGCAAAGCAGGCTGGAGGATCTTGCAATCAACTTCCAGCAGCTGCGCCATGCCGTCAAAAACGACGACCTGATTGATCGGATCCCTACCAGGGAAATTGCCAGCGAAATCTTGGTGGGTTGGAGCGGCATCTTCGAGGCCGACAACACCACGCAGATTCCGTACTCTGAGGAGACCAAGGCGCAGCTGCTGGAGGTGGCCACTGTTGCTGAGATGTTGGTGCAGACCTACATCGAAAGCGTGGAGAAGGCCAAGGCAAAAAACTGACCGGCGCCGTGGATCACCTATTCCGCGGCGAGAAGGCAAACGATGACCTGCTGGCTGACGCGGCAGAGTATGGCATTGAGCTGCCTGAGGCTATGTTTGCGCCGCAGCATTACAAGCTGTGGCCTGAACATGCTGAGGTGGTCGATCTGTTTTTGCGGTGCATGACGCAGTGGCGCCCCACTAGCAATGGCGTGATCGGCTTGGATTATGGCGTGGTGTTGCAGCTGGCTAGCCTGTATAAGATCAGCGACCCGGCTGTAGTGCTGGAGGATTTGCAGGTGATGGAACTGCACGCCAGGGCGCAGATCAACAAGCAGCTGGAGAAGCACTGATGGCCGTGATGGAAGCGCTGCTCAAGATCGTGGCAAAGGTTGACGGCGAAGGTGCCGTGACGGCACTCGCCAAGGGCATGGGTGGATTGAAGAAAGGTGCAGAGGATGCCAGCAGCGGCCTCGGTGGAATGCTCAAGAGTGCCGGCGGATTGAGCGGCGCGCTGGGCAGCCTGGTGCCATTGGTGAGCGGCGTCGGCCTGGCGGCCATGGCCAAGGGTGCCATTGATGCAGCGGACAATCTAAATGACCTGTCGCAGAAGACAGGCGTCAGCGTTGAGAGCTTGAGTCAATGGCAGCAAGCGGCTGAAGCAGGAGGGACAACTATTGATGTCGTTGTGAAGGCAATGACAAACCTGTCTCGTGGGATGGTTGCAGCTGCCGGTGCAACTGATGAGTATGGGCAAACAGCTGAGCAGGCGCTGCAGGATGCAA